TTTTAAAAGATGGTACGCAGACAACAACTGCCACAGTACCTTTCGCTTTTGGCATATCCATAGTTGACAACAAAGCTGTAACACTAGGCACTAACTCTGATTACACAATCCAGTATGATGAAACCACCAGAGATTCATTGATGGTGACTTCCAATGTTGAAGGTGCTGTTTTCTCAATGGTATTAGCTGCCGATCAAGGCGATGATGCAGGGGATGAGTGGAAAATAGGAATTGCTGATGGCGGTGTTTTAACACTAGGCAATGATATTAATTCTGCACATACTTATGTAGCACAGCTAACCCTTACCCCAAACTCCACAGTAGCCAGTTCCACAACAGCCGTTGCAGGTAATTTGACAGTAGGTGGTTCACTGACATTAGGCTCTGGAGCAGTATTGTCAGAAGCTGAATTAGAAATGCTTGATGGTATTACAGCAGGAACTGTTGCCGCTAGTAAAGCAGTTGTAGTTGATTCAAATAAAGACATAGGAACATTTCGTAATGTAACGATTGATGGAACATTTTCAGATGGTAATTATACATTTGATACAAGTGGTAATGTTACAGGTTTAGGAACTATATCTTCAGGTGCTATAACAACATCTGGTGTTCTTGATATAACAAATACTACTGATTCTAGTGATGCTACAGGAGATACAGGAGCATTAAGAACTGAAGGCGGTGCAAGTATAGCCAAAAAGCTATATGTAGGTACAGATTTAGATGTAAATGGAACAACTAATTTAGATGCTGTTGATATTGATGGTGCAGTTCAAATCGATTCAACTATAACTGTTGGTGCAAATGACCAAGGATATGACATTATTTTCTATGGTGATACAGCCTCTGCTAATATAACTTGGGATACATCTGCTGATGATTTGATATTTAATGGTGCTGCAGGTCTTATAATTCCTGATGGACAGTTAACATTAGGTTCAACAGCCGTATCTTCAACAGCTGCAGAGTTAAATCTACTTGATGGTGTATCAGGATTAGTACAAGCTGACTTTACTAAACTTGCTGCTATAGATGCTACTGCTGCTGAGTTAGATCTTTTAGATGGTTCAGCTAAATCAACCTCATCAATTACTATTGCTGATACAGATGGTTTTATTGTTATTGATGGAACAACTACAAAACAAATACCTGCTTCTGATATAAAAACTTATGTTGAGTCTGGTGACATTACAGGTGTTACAGCAGGTGTCGGTCTTAGTGGTGGTGGTACTTCAGGTGGGGTTACATTAACATTAGATTTATCAGAATTAAGTGATGTTACTCCTGCTAATGGAGATAAATTATCAACATTAGATTCAGATGGTTCTACTGAACAGCTTACCACAGTGGCATCTTTGGCTACGTTATTTGCAGGAACTGGATTAACAGCTTCAAGTAGTGTTATAGGGGTTGATACATCACAGGCAATAACTGCTTTAACTGGTGGTGATCTAACTATCTACGAAGATGCTAATAATGCTGATGTTTCTTTGAAGATGGGAACTTCAGCTACAGAGTCATTAACTATCCAGGTCTTAAATGGTGGCTCAAATAAAACTGCTGAAGAAGTACATTTTTCTACAGCAACAGCCTCTGGCACAGCCGATCATGGAAAGATGGTTTTTGATGTTGACGGCACAGACATAATGACGATTGATGATGGTGGAGTAAATGTTGGAACTGGCAGTTTAGAAACAGCCACAATAGACTATACTGATGGCGATTTAGCCATAACTATTGCTGATGGTGGTGGCATAACAGCAGCCGCAGGTATCACTTCAACCGCAGCCTCAAATACTTTTGGAGCAACAAGTTTTAATGATGCCAATATAACAAATGTTGGAAGTATAGCACTTGATAGCATAGCATCAGATGCAGGAACAGGCACTGCCATAACTATGAGTGCAGGTCTTGTTGGCAATACACATACTAACACAAGTGTAAGTGGTACTGTTGCACCTGATATGTCGCAGTATACAAACTTTGTATGGACACTAACAGGAAATCTAGTATTAGATGACCCAGGAGATGAAGTGGCAGGACAGTCTGGTATGTTTGTATTCATACAGGATGGAACAGGAAGCAGAACATTATCTCACGCTGCAAACCAATATTTTTCAGCAGGTGGCACAGCCATAACATTAAGTACCGCAGCAGCAGCAATAGATGTTGTACCTTACTTTGTTCAAGCTGATGGGAAAATTCATTTAGGTGCAGTTCAGAAAGCGTTTGCTGATGCATAAGGAGTTTTAATGTCTAGTCCACTAAATCCATCCTTATGGATGTCTAAAACAGATGCTTTTTATAATGGTTCAACTTCTAGGTCTGCAATGTTTAATGATGGAGATAGCGATTTTCTTCATTTTACTCCTGCTTCAGCAGCGACACAACAAAGATGCACCATATCTGCTTGGGTAAAAAGAAGTTCTACTGGAGATAGTGGTGCAAAGGAAGATGTTGTCTTTCATGCTGGAACAGCGAGTGGACATAGAGGGCATTTAAGATTTTATGAAGACCATATTAATTGGAATTATTATAATGGTTCTTCTTGGATTCTTTATTTGATTACCACTGGTCTTTATAGGGATACATCTGCATGGTATCATCTATGTGCAAATGTAGATAGTGTAGCTGGAACAGCTAAATTATGGGTAAATGGTGTTGAACCTACGTTATCAGATAATACTATTCCATCTAGTAGCGAAAATATGTCGTTTGGAGATGATGTAGAACACCAAATCGGACAAAGAGGATATGGTGATACTGGTTATTTTGATGGGTATATAGCAGATGTTCATTTCATAAATGGAAGTGATTTAGAATATACTGAATTTGCAGAATTTAAAAATGGTGTACTCATTCCTAAAGCATATACAGGTTCGTATGGTACAAATGGATTTCATTTAGAGTTTAAGGAAACTGGAACTGGTACAGCATCCTCATCAACAGTTGGTGCTGACACAAGTGGTAATGATAATCATTTTACTTCAAGTGGGCATCCAACTGGAAATATATTAGATAATCCAGAAAATAATTTTTGTACATTAAATTCAAGTAACAATCAAGCTTCAGCAACTTTGTCTGAGGGAAATTTAAAAGTTGTTGGAACTGGTGCAAATTGGGATAATGTTGGTTCAACATTTGCAGTATCAAGTGGCAAATGGTATTGGGAAGTTAGAGCCGATAGTATATCTGAATCAGAAGCGTGGACATCTGGAATAAGACAAACTGGTTTTGCCGAAACAAGTCAAGGTGTATATGCAAGTGGTGGTGAAGCATCAAGCATAGGTGCTGTGTTTAATGTTCAAGATAACAACAAAAAAGTGACTAATTATTCTGGAGGAACTGGTCAATCGTCTTTTACATCTGACATAGCTGCTGGTGATGTTGTTCAATTTCGTTTAAATTTAGATGATAATGAATTAAGTGTATCAGTTGATGGTTCTGATAAAGGTAAACTGTATGATATTACTGCTGATTTAGAATACACACCATTTTTATCTCTTTATAACACTTCTAGTGCAACAATGAACTTTGGTCAAAACGGAACTTTTAATGGGCAAGAAACAGCAGGTGGAAATGCTGATGGGAATGGTCATGGTAATTTCTTTAGTGCTGTTCCTTCTGGTTATCTTGCCCTTTGTTCCAATAATTTACCTGAAGCAACCATAGGCCCAAACTCTGCAACACAGGCAGATGACCATTTTGAAGCTACTTTGTATACTTCTGACAATATTGGTTCAGGAGGAACACAAAATGTAACTAATGTTAATTTTCAACCCGATTTAGTATGGCTTAAAAATAGAGATTCTGGTAGCACATCACATACTTTATTTGATTCATCTAGGTCTACTGGGGGAAACAATTATCATTTATCTACAGATGTTACGAGTGCACAAGTAGGTGCTAATTCTGAATATGGCTATTTATCTGCATTTAATTCAAATGGTTTTACCTTAACTGGTGGTTCTACTAATGCTAATTATGTAAATCAAAGCACAGATAAATATGTTGCGTATAATTGGAAAGCTAATGGTGGAACAACCACAACTAATGATGCAAGTGCTACAGGTGTAGGTTCAATAGACTCTGTGTATCAGGCTAATACTACAGCAGAATTTAGTATTGTAACCTATACAGGAACTGGTAGTGCAGGAACTTTAGCACATGGGTTAGGAGTTAAACCAGATTTTATACTTGTTAAAAATACAACTGGTAGAAATTGGGGAGGTTATCACCATAAATGTCACGCAACACCTGCAGAAAGACATCTGAGATTAAATGGTTCAAATGCCCTATTTGATAATTCTGCTGTTTGGAATGATACAGACCACACAAATACCTTGATTAATGTTGGAACATCTAACGCTACAAATGAAGCAAGCGATGCTATGGTAGCCTATGTATTTTCAGAAGTTGAAGGGTTTTCTAAATTTGGTCAGTATATAGGCAATGGTTCGACAGATGGTACATTTGTTTACACAGGATTTAGACCTTCTTGGATTATGACCAAAAGGACAGATAGTACTGGTAATTGGTACATAAACGATACAGCAAGGTCACCTGGAAATCCAACAGATTCATTTGGAGATAATTTATATGCAGACTTGGCTAATGGTGAAAGTGGTAATGGGATGGAGATATTATCAAATGGGTTTAAACTAAAAAATACAGATGCATCGCAAAATGCAAGTAGTGGAGAATACATATATATGGCTTTTGCTGAAGCACCTTTTAAATATGCAAATGGAAGATAGGAGAAAAGTATGCCCTGGAAATTAGATAATAAAATAATAAATGCAGGTCAAAGTTGGGTTGATAAAAATAAAATACGACACCCAACAAATTGGAGTATCTGGACAGATGACCAGAAGAAAGCTGTTGGTTTAAAATGGGAAAATCCAAGTCCTCAAGATGCACCCTATGATAATAAATTTTATAGTGGAAGAAAAGCTAATGGGGATTTAATTGAAAGAAAATTAGCTGATGAAGATGCTACTGATGTAGCAGGAAACAAAGCAAAAGATGAAGATGGCAACCAAATTGTAAATAAAGGTCTTAAAACTATATGGAAAGAAAAAACAAAAACTGAAGCTAAAGGTTTACTAGAACCAACCGATTGGTATGTTACTCGTAAAGCTGAAGCAAATACAGCAATACCAAGTGACATTTCAACTTACAGAGCAGGTGTTAGGACAGCGAGTAAAACCATTGAAGATAAGATAGATGCTTGTGATACTCTTACAAAGTTTAAGGCTTTGTTTGATGCTCCTAGTATAGATAAAAATGCACCGATGTATGATTTTCCAAAAGAGGTTAGCTAGTATGAGTACAATAACAATCGATAATGAAGAATATAAGATTGATGATATGTCAGAAAGAGCCAAAGGACTTGCGACACATTGTCGAGATTTACAGGCAAAAATACTGACAAAGCAGATGGATTTAGAGCAGTCAATTACAGCCAGAAATGCGTATGTAGCTGACCTTAAATCAGAACTGCAAAAAGAAGATAAGCCAGAAGCTGCTGAGTAAGTAATGGCAAGAAAGTCTGTGCAAACTGTTGATAGTGATTTGCGGTCACATGAGAGAGAATGTGAAATACGTTATCAGTCTATCCTGGCACAGATTGAAAAAATAGATAAACGTATATTTAGAATGGAAGGGTTAATACTAGCAAGCACAGTGACTGTTTTTGGGTCTGCTGCCAGTTTGTTCGCAATACTTCTAAATTAGATTTTAGAAAGATGAACAAATGCTTGCAGAATTGGCGATCATTAATACCGCTATATCAACCATAAAAGAAACTATTGTACATGGACATGATTTAGCAAAAGCCGCAGGTGCTATCGGTAAGTTTGTAACTGCCGAAGAAGATATAAGAGAAAGAGCCAACGCAAAAAAGAATAGCATTTTCAGTCAGTTATTAGGCAAAGATACTAGTGACTTTGAAGAGTTTATTCATCTCGAAGAAATCTCCCAGAAGAAAGAGGAGCTTAGAGAAATTTTACAGCTTTATGGTCGTGCAGGAATGTATAATGATTGGATAAAATACCAGTCAGAGGCCAGAAAGAAAAGACAACAGGCCAAAGAAGATCAAAAGAAAGCATTTGAGGCTTTAATTAGAAACATAATGATTGCCATATTGGTTATTGTAATTGTTGGCGGTTTGCTAACTGTAGCGTGGTTTGCCTATTTTTTAAAGGGACAGCAATAATGCAATTATTAATTAATAGAGATGACTATGTTACAGCATGGATACAATCTAAACTAAAAGGTTTTTTATTTAATGACTGCAAAGCGATTGGTGTAATTAAAGACCAGAAACTTATAGCAGGCATTGTTTATAATAATTTCAGAGATGGACAGATTGAAGCTACCATCGTTATTGAAGATAAGAACTGGGCCAATAAATCAATACTCTATGCAATTTTTGCATACCCTTTTGTGCAATGTAACTGCCATAGAATTTTAGTCACAGTCAGGGATAATAACAAGAAATCAATCAAGTTAGCCAAGAGACTTGGTTTTAAGCATGAAGGTAAGTTGAGACAGATGTTTCCACCGCATGATGCTATATTACTTGGTATGTTAAGAAAAGAATGTAAATGGTTGAATATAAAGGATAAAAACTATGGGAAAATCAAGACCAACCGCACCGCCAGTTGTTGACCCAAACCAATTAATACAACAAGACGCTGCCGCTAATCGAATTACACAATTCTCTCCTTATGGCAATTTGTTGTTTGGTTCAGTTGGCGATCAAGGACAATTTGTACAGGGTGCAGTTCCAGAAGATGGGATGGCAGCAGCTTTTACACAGGAAACACCTTTTCAGTCACAATTAAGATCGCAACAGGAAAATCTTGGTTTAGGCTTGGCTACAGAAGCAGGCGAACAATTTGCCGACATAGCTGCTCAGACACCTTATGATTTTACTCAAGGTCTACCAGAATATTCATTCCAAGATGCAACTAACCTACCTGCTTTTCAATCGGAATTACAAGGTGCAGGAACAGGGCCAACATCCTTAAATATTACTGACTTACCTGCCATGCAATCAAGCGTTACAGGTGCTGACCCATTACAAAGATCATTAGATACATCTGGACTCCCCACATTACCAACTGACTTTGCAGATACAAGACGGCAAGTTACACAATCAGTCTATGACAGGCAGTTAGGATTATTAGAGCCTGAGTTTACAAGCCAAAGAGAAAATTTAGAACAGAACCTTGCTGATAGAGGATTACCGATTGGCGGTGAGGCATATAACTCTGCTATTGACAGATTAGAAAGACAGCAGGGAGAGCAACGACAAAGACTTGCTCAACAGGCAGATGTAGCAGGTGGACAGGAAGCATCAAGACTGTTTGGCATGGCATCACAGGCCAGAGGTCAAATGTTTGGTGAAGCAGGACAACAGGCCGCTTTAGGCAATCAGGCAATTCAACAGGAATTATCAAATAGATTGGCACAGGCAAACTTGGCTAACCAGGCGAGAGGACAAAGTTTTACAGAAAGAGCAGCACAAGGTGAGTTTGGATTAGCAGGACAGCAACAAGCCTTTGGGCAACAGGCGGCTAATGTAGCACAACAGAACGCTGCAAGACAGCAGGCTGTAGCTGACCAGATGAGGGCGAATGAATTACAGAACCAACAAAGACAGGCACAGTTAAATGAAAGAATGGGATTAAGAGGGCAACAGTTTAATGAACTGGCAGCCTTACTTGGTGGCCCACAAATACAGCAACCAACATTCTTTGCTCCAAGTGCAGTCAATACGATTGGTGCAAATCAGTTAGCAGCACAGCAACAGGCAAATGCCTACAATCAAGGCATGGCTAATTATGGCTCTGGAATGGGCGGTTTATTTGATCTAGCAGGATCACTCGGTTCTGCGTATTTATTGAGGTAAGAAATGGCAACAGCATTAAATTTTGGACAAGGGTTAAAACCACCAATGATTCCACAAGGGCAAAGTCTATACGCTAATGCTCTTATGAATCAAATGAAACCTGCTGCAAATATACAGCCTATGAATATGCCACAAGCACAACCTGTAGCATCTGGTAGTGGCCCTGCATTTAGATTTCAGGATTTAAACAAGGCTTATCAGCTAGACCCACGAAACACCCTTGCAAGTGCCTTAATGAAACAGGGAATGAGGGGTGGCCCTGTTAGAACGCCATTAGAAGGCATTGGAAGGCTATCACAAAGTTTGGTAGGTGCAATGTTGCAGAAGAAGGCTTTAGATAGGCTAGAAGGGCAGGAAACGGCTCGCCAAGAAAACTTGCAGTCTCAACAAGACGCTATAACAGCTACACTACCACCTAACTTTCAAAGTATGTTTACAGGCCCTGCAACTCAGCAAAGTTTACAACAAGCTCAACAAATAAATCTGCAAAAACTATTAGCACCGACACAAGAAATGCAACCTGTAACAGATGTACCAGGCATGACAGGTGCAAAAGTTGTTTCTACAGGGCCATTTGGAGATAAAACAATATCAAGTGTTAATCTTGCAGCAATACCTAAAGCACAGGAAACATTTACACAATTAACTAATGATCAAGCAAAAGCACTAAATTTACCAATTGATAAAGGACAGGTATATCAGCAATCAGATACTACTAGCAAAGTTACACAGATTGGTGGTAGTGGCTCAACAACTAACATTAGTCTTGGAAGTGACAAAGAAGGTTACAAAGAAACATTAAGTTTATTAAAAGAGTCTGGAGAAAAAGGTAGAGCGGCTTCAAGTTCTATGAGCAACATAAACCAAATGCTTACATTGCTAGAAGATGAAAATATTCAAACTGGCACAGGACAGGGTTTTTTAAATACTTTGAATAAAGTTGGGCAAATATTTAATCCTGAGTTTCAACTTAAAGAAGTAGCAGGCATAGAGGCATTTCAAGGTTTTGCAAATCAGGTTATTTTGCCTAAAGTTAAACAGCTTGGCTCGAGACCTACTGACAAAGATTTAGAATTTGTTGTTGATTCTTTCGCATCATTAAAAAATTCAGTAGCAGGTAATAAATTTTTACTTAAAGCATTACAATTACAAAACGCCAGAGATGTTAAATATAATCAAGATTTAATAGAATTTATTAAAGGTGAAAGAGCTAAAGGCACAAGCGATAGCGACATAATTTTTAATGCTTTAGATTTTACCGACAAGTGGTTTAGAACTGATCCTCTGATGACAGAGGCAAGTAACGCATTAAAAGCAGAATTTAAGTCAATTACAGGACAAGATGCAGATGCAGTTTCAAGTTCGCAATCTAAATTAGATAAATTAATTCAAAATGGATTGGTAAAACGATGAGCAAAATCAAAGAACTACAAAAATATGAAAGTCTTTTAGAACAGTCAAAGGCTGACGGCAAACTTACAGAAGATGGTGAAACTACTTTAAATGCTTTAAAAAGTGGTCAATTTATTAAAAGTCCTTTTATTAATAACATATTGCAGGGTGCAACATTTAATCAATCTGATGAGATAGCTGCAACACTTAGATCAGCACTTACACCTGGCTTATCCTATGAAGATGCTTTTTTAATAGAACAGGCAGGTTTAGAGCAAAGCAGAACAGACTCCCCAATAGGATCGACTGCTACACAAATGGTAGGAGCGGTAGCACCAACATTATTAACAAGAGGCAGAAACGTAAGTACATCTGTACCTGGTCAAATATTACCTGGCATGGCTTATGGAGCAGCTTATGGATATGGTGCTTCAGACAATCCAAACTTACTTTCACTAGACAGAGCAGGAGATGCTGCCGTAGGTGCAATAGCAGGAGGTATTGCCGCACCTGCAACAGCTTTAGCATTAAAGCCTATTGAGGCATTAGCAGGCAATATTAAAAATTTGGTGTCAACTCCAAAAGTTTTAGGGCAAAATCAAGCTAGAAAATTAATTAAAGAAGCATTAGAAAATGATGCACAATCAGTAGAGGAAGCTATACTTTATGTGCTTAATAAAAACTCTACTGGAAAACCTTACACATTAGCAGACTTAGGGCCAAACTCACAGGCATTGTTAGATGCTGCAAACGTATTGCCAGGAGAGGGTAAAGCAACTGCACAGGCCTTTTTAAGGCAAAGAGACAAAGGCATATTAACGAGATTAACTTCTGATTTACAAAACGCTTTTGGCAGTAGAGCCGCTTTCTTTTCAGAATTTAAAGCATTGCAAAATTCAAGACTTGCAACTGGCAATAAACTCTATAACAGGGCCTATAGAAAAAACATAATACTTACACCTGAACTACAAGAACTATTTAAAAGACCTTCAATGTCCAGTGCATTATCAAGAGCATTTAAAATAGCTAAAGAAGAAGGTGTAAATTTACCCAACATAAGAATTAATGCACAAGGAAAATTAATCTCTGGAAGGAACACAAAAGTTAAAACATTACCTACACAGCTTTTACATTATGTTAAGCGTGGATTGGATGATGAAATATTTACAGGAAAATCACCTGTATCTGGTGCAGGTAAAGATTTAGTAAATGCAGCAAAAGGAACACGCATAGCCTTTTTAGACATTTTAGATGAACAAAACTCAGCTTATAAATTAGCTAGAAACTATTGGTCTGGTAAATCGGCTGTTATGGATGCCATGACTTTAGGCAATCAATTTTTAAAACAGGATCATAACATTTTAGGTGATGAAATAATGAATATGTCATTGTCAGAATTAGAAGGTTTTAGACTTGGTGCAATGCAAGGCATTTTAGATGAAATTGAAAAAGGTGCAGAAAGAACAGCAGTGCAAAGATTATTAAGATCACCTGCAAGAGTTAGACTTTTAAAGATGACTTTTCCACAAACAGAAGATGGTGCTGCAAAAGCAGAGCAATTTATTAGCAGACTTAATGATGAAGTTATTATGCGAGAAACCTCAAAAGGTGTTTTAAGTGGATCACAAACTGCTATGCGACAGGCAATCGTTGGTACAGTAAAAGATGCTTCTAAGAGAGACCCAATACAAGGTTTTACACAACTGATACAGCAATCTATAAGCAAAGACTTTAAAACAATAGCTGATGAACAGGAGTCAACAGTTGCTTCTGAAATTGCTAAAATACTTGTTGAACAAAACCCCGACAAACTCAATGCTATATCTAAAGACTTAACTAACAAAGGGTTGCGAAAAGTTTTAAGAACATACGCACCACAAGCTGCTCCAAGATTATTAAACTTACTTATAAATCCAAGTCAAATATCTGCCAGAGCAGGTACAGTAACAAGTCAAAGTGGTTTTGGACAAGCATTAGATTTAGGCAATCTTTTACAGCAAACTCAATAGGAAAATCATGGATATTCAAAAACTAAGAGATCAACTTATCATTGATGAGGGGGTCAAGTACGAGACTTATCTCGATCACCTTTCGCTAAAGACTTGCGGTATAGGGCATTTATGTCGTGAAGATGATCCAGAATACGATTTGCCTTTAGGCTCAAAGGTTTCTGAGGACAGAGTAACAGAGTTATTTGAGCAAGACATTCAGACTGTCATTAAAGACTGTAAAAAAATCTATGAAGATTGGGATGAGATGGATGAAGAGTGCAAACAAATCTGCGGTAATATGATGTTTAATCTTGGCTATCCTCGCTATAGCAAGTTTAGAAAAATGATTAACAATATTATTAATAAGAACTATAAAATGGCTGCCACAGAACTTCGTGACTCAAGGTATTATCGGCAAGTAACAAACAGAGCCGAGAGGTTAGCAAAGCGTTTAGAGAGCATTGAGTGACCCAGAAAAAGTTACAAAAAAAATCTGTGTTCAATGAATACGATGAAGATGGTGATGGCATTGTAACTGATGCAGAACTATCTCATGTAAAAGAAATAAAAGAAACAGAGTCAAAACTTAGAAAGCAGATCGCACAGCTTAGAATGGCTAGATATACATTGATAGGCATGGGTGTATTTACTGCTGCAATGTTTTTTATGCCAATAGAAAAGATCAAAGCATTATCTGATATTAGCAACCTTTTATATATTAGTGGAGCAGGTATAGTCGGCACTTACATGGGTACGTCAGCATGGATGGCTAGAAAATAAGTGACATGGCTATTGGTTGTATTTTTATCTGGCACAGTACAGGAGAGCGTTTATTTCAGTGATTTGGATTCGTGCCTTAGAGTTGCATCGAAAATTAGATCGCAAAACCTCGATCATTCACTCGCAGGAGACAGCAGAATATGGGTCAAGGCTTATTGTATTCCTAAATCTGTTCCTAAGAAAACTAAAGATAAATGACAGATTTAGAAGACAAAGTGCTGATGCTAAAGTTGAGGTTGAGAAAATTTCGGAAAGACTTTGAACACATACTAAAGCAGCAGTCAGAAAAAGATAAAGCTGTTTTTGTTTTTGACCCACATTTAGTGAAAAAAGAGGAATAGTTATGAGGAGTGTCTGGTTTTTTTTAAAAAAAAATTAGATCATGTAGTGGGTGCTATATCTTCCAGATACTTCTCGCCAACTAAAGTAGTTAAATATTTAAAAGGCATAAAAAAATGATTAGTTTATTAGGATCATTATTAGGTTTTGGAACAAGTTTTCTGCCATCAATTTTAGACTTTTTTAAGCAAGCACAAGCACATAAACAAAAACTGGAAATGATGAAACTCCAGGGTGAATTGCTAGAAAAGAAATCTGCATTGCGTATTCAGGAATTGGACAAGCAGGCAGAAATAAAAGAAGTAGAAGGATTGTATAAACATGATGCAAGTTTGGATGGCGGCAAGTTCGTTAACGCTCTACGAAGTTCGGTTCGCCCTGTTATCACTTATATTTTTATGGGCCTATTTATTGCCGTAGAAGTTTCAATTATGGTTAAGTTCATGTCATCTGGTGGTGATTGGACAGAAGCTGTTAATCTTTTATGGTCTGATGAAGTTGCAGGATTATGGTCTGCAATCCTCGCTTTCTGGTTCGGCAACAGAGCCATTTCTAAGTTTCAAAGAAAATAATAAATAACTTGAAGTTGGTTACTAAACCATTTTACACTCATAATGTAACCAGATTAAATCAATAATTTGGTTACCTGTAGGTTACTAGGATTGTAAAAATGGTGTTAAGTGATTGTAATTATTACTTAAATAATTTAAGGGTCATCAGTTCAAATCTGGTCACCCCGACCAATTTTCCTAAATTTCAAACTCCCAGTTTTCTGCCGTTTTTTAAGGCACAGCAAGGGTTTGAAACCCCCCAAAAACAAAATACACTCAATTCGGTTACATTCCAATATCAACCATTAATACCCTATTATAACCAAAAAGTTGGTTACCTGTTGGTTACCTATAAGAAAAGAGGGTCACAAGTTTTAGTTGACATTACTATGCGTTTGTGCATAATGATAACAAGTAAAGCAAATATGCTTTTAATTTTAAAATGGAGAATGACGATGAATAATGAAAACATATTAAAACATTGGGATAAAAAAGATTTAATTGAAAGCTACTACAATAACATTGCAAGAGCCGCAGGTATTCTTTCAGATGTTTATGATGAAGAAGAAGATTACTCTTTAAAAGTTAAAGAAGCAAAACGAATACTTAAAGATGCACAAGAGTATAAGGAAGAATTAATAAGTAGAAACGATAAAACATTATTATTTTAATTAACTTAATGGAGAATGACGAAATGAAGATTTATAGACACAGAATAAAATTAGACGATGCTACTAGAGAAGAATTAACTGAGATGTATGGCAATAACTTTGAAGGTCAGTACCTACTTCTTTATTGCCCATATTTAGAAATCAACATACACGATTTGCCATATTATATTGAGCAGTTTGGTCAAAAAGAATGGAGAGATATGGGTGAGGTTACTAAGTCTTCTAATGGTGGTTTCAGATTAGATTTAGAAAGAGACACTTTTCAACACATAAATGTTGAGCCTTTAGAAGAAAAGTTAATTCATTGGATGCTAGAGGAAAGTGCTTATGGAATGGGTAGTGATGAGACAGTTACTGTAGAAGATGCACCTAGTATGAGTGAGGTATCAGATAATATGCCATTTGCTGAAGCTAGAATATATCCAACATATACTTATCAGTTATCCAACATAGATCGTTTGCTAGATGCAAATGGTAATAAAATTATTATTGAAGACTAGGAGAATGACGATGACACCAATGCAAGCAATTAAAGAGATCGATACTGCCATCAAGCAGATCATTTCAAAAACTGAGAAGAACAAAGCTAAAAAACTAAAGAAAGCCTATTTGGTCATGAAGAAAGACTATCAGGATAAAATTAACCTATCTGTGATTAGAACAGATCACAGCCTTTATATGTAGGGAGAATGATAATGATTGTAAAATTAACTGAAAGTCAGATTGAAACTTTAGAATATTTATTAGAAAAAGCTAAAGCTACCTTACCAGAGGATTATCCAAATGATCCAGATGTTAGGAGAAGTTTGCTTAAAAAATATGAAAGAATAGAAAATATTTTTGATAAGGCTCTTAAAGTAAATGGTTTTAGAGGAGAATGACAATGGATTATAATATTAAATTTCAACCTTCTACACAGTTGTATTATGCAAGGATACCTAATGGCACTAAATACGGCAGGAAAGTAACTGCAAAAACAAAACAAGGTGTTCTTGATAAGTTAAATAAACGATGGATACAACCTACCAAGCAGAATAAAGATGCCATGACCATAGGCGAAGTTCTTAAAGGTTATCTACAGCACATGGAGAAAAGAACATTAGGCAAGATAGATGGTGAAAAAAGAATCAGGATGCAGACTTATGAAAATTATAGTTCGTATCAGAGAGGCATCTGGAATTACGATGATGAAAAATTTGATAAAGGTAATGGCAAAAGATTATCTGTATTCAGCAAAAACATTATTGATTATAAAGTTTCAGAAATGGATAAAAATTTTCTTAATGAATTTTGCAATCAGTTAGAGCAAAATTATTCTGTACATAGTGCAAAACATAAAAAAGAAATATTTAGTTATTTTAAAGGTGCAATGCTGTGGCTACACAAACAAAATAGGGAATTATACCCTTTAGCTGATCTAAAAGAGTATGTTGTAAAGCTAGTAAAAAAAGAGGCATTTGTTCCTAAAAGATTAGATGCACAGCTTGTACTCAGAACTGTTGATGAAGTATGCAAAGAAAAATATGCCATCTATGTTTACCTCTGTGCTAATGGTTTAAGGGCATCTGAGGCTAATGCTATAAAGCCATCTGACTTTGATTGGACTAATAATACTGTTCATATACAGAGAATTGTTGATAGAGCAAGAAGAGTTATATCCTTAGAAACAGGTTATGAAATTTCTACAAAAACACAATCATCTAATCGAAAAGTGCCTTTAGGTAAAGAACTAGCCACCAGGATAAGAAAATTTATAATGAAGCACTCACATTTAGAATGGATGTTTCAAGCAGAGCAGAAGTATGATGGCAGACCTGTGAAGCAACAGAATTTGGCAAGATTTGGTTTGCATAAGGCTCTGAAACATTTAAAGGGAAAAGGGCAGAATGTAGAGTGGAAAGGTGCGATGCACGGCTTAAGACACTACTACGGCTCTTTGTTATTGGCTGAAGCTGCTAAGTTGGGTAGGAATCCAACATGGGTGCAGAAGAGGCTAGGGCATAGCAACCTGCAAACAACTCTTAATATTTATTCGCATGATATTGACGAAGATACACAAGAGTTGAATAATGAGGTTGAAAGGCGATTAAACGGCTAATCTACAGGCCAAAGATTTCTTGTTGCACCTTTTTTAACGATGTTACCAGACTTAATCAGCTTGTTCACCGCATAGGTTATTCCACCTGTACCTTTATGCCCAACATGGCGGCATATCTCATCCCTCGATGGTGGTATGTCATTTTTCCTAATATATTCTTTTATAAATTTTAAAATCTTAATGCCTAGAAGTGTTGGCATTTCATATTTGTCATCTCTATCCATAATGATGACGTTGTGCATTGAATTTGACATCGATTTCTCCCTGTAGAACTGTCACAATTCTTTTGAGTACATTGTATGACGGCTCTCCATAATTGTTTTCTAGCCGATAAATGGTAGCTTCTGATATGTCAGCATTGGCAGCTAAAGCATCTCTGCTTAATCCCATTTTCAGCCTTTGTTGTTTTATTTGTTCACCTAAAGTCATTCTTCTTTTTCCAAAGCGGCTTTAATGAATTGCAGTGCCTTTTTAAGCATCTGCTCTTTATTCATTTTCAATTCATATTGCTTACCCTCAACAACCAAAAGCACATAATCGGCTCTTGGTATGATTAAGGTTGGTTTCTCAATATCCTTGTCCACTAGGGCCTGGATCAGCAGGATCAACCATATTATTCGGCATAGAATTACTTATATGCTGTGGCCCACCACCTTGATTGTTCATTGCATGGCTTGGTCTTTGTGGATAATTACCGCCTTGCTGTTGATAGCCGCCCTGTGGTTGTCCCATACCTTGTCCAGGCTTTTGACCCTTTGGTAATACAACCATCTTGCCTTGTCTCTGTGGCAACATATTCAATAGAAATGATGGTTCAGCTTCACCTCTTGATGGATTAGGTGGTAAGATTACACCAATCTTGTTGGCATACTCAGGCTTATAGCCTTTCTGAGGATTTCCCTCAACGAAATATATATCTTGT